AAGCGGGCCGCTGTTGCGGACATCGATAAAGTGGTTCGTGAGATCACGAAGGCCAAGACGCTCAATATGGCCAAGACGGTCGTGTGGGTAACTTCGCACTTGCAAACGAAGCCGGAGTTGATAGATTTGGACGAAGTGCCGTCTATGTGGGCCTGGACGACGTATAACTGGGCGAGGGACGGCAATGAGACTGAGTATCGTCGGCTGTACGACAGCAAGTTGATCCCGACGGGTGGACTTGGTATCGCAAAAGACCTAGGATTTGTTGACGACGGCAAGGCGGTACACGCGATATACTTGGCCATGATCGATCCTGAGACTGGAATAGCCGCACTGAGCGGCAAAAAGGGAGACTCCAAATGATGATTAACTGTGAAATTTGTCGGCACAACACAAAAGCTATTTCGATTGTTTCGGAGCGTGTGGTGTGTATCAACTGCATGTCCAAGATGCTTTTGAAGGGTCTGCATTTGCGAATCGCTGGTCCCGATAACCCCGACGACATCCATGTTTTCCTCAAACCTGATCGGACGTTAGGCTTCCAGAGGGGTCCGAACCCGTACAAGACCGCTCCGAAAGAGCCGGTGATCCCAGGCGTGCCTGCGGTTGTTGAGGACACCCCGTTCGACGCGCCGATAGAAACACTCGGCCCCCCAGATGAGCCTGACCTCTCGAAGTTGGACAAACGTAGCAAGGCATACAAAAATGCAGCCAAAGCCAAAAATTTACAAAATGCGTAAAAATATCATGGCAGAAAAAACCGATCTCAAAATAGCGGAGCCGGAAGTCGAGGAAGATGATCTTTCGTATTCTCAGCACATGGACAATGCAGAGTCTCTGTGCGATGAGTTGAACGGAATTTTGCGTACTCGCTTTCACCGGTGCGAGGCGCTGGTTATTACAAACTGGCAGGGGGTGGTTGTATTGTCTCGGTCGGTGATGACCAGTGCTCCCGACGCGAACGGTAAACCGGTTCACCTGAACTTGAATGTCCCCCTACGGCGTCCGTGGATGGATCGCAAGGAAGATCGGCTGGAACCGGCTGACGTACTGGCCGAGGGTCTGGCAATCGCCGAAGATGCAATGACGGGCCAGTGTGCCAAGATGGGCGTACTGCGAATAAACTATCAGACGTTCGTCAAGCGAATGAGTACGACGATTGCAGTGCCCGTGGCCGCTGTTCCGAAGCTGAACGGCAAATCGAGGATATTGCTGCCATGACCGCATGTGTAGAAGATCGGATCGCAAAAACGATCAAACGTCGAATGGAATACGATTCAATGCTCCATCGTACTTTTTTCGCTGCTGCTGAAAAAGAAGAATTGCGGATGAGGCGTGAGAAACGAAAGAAACGAAAGAAGCGCAAATGAGACGTAGAACATTCATAGGTTCGATTGCGGCGACTCTCGCAGCTTTCGTGTTGCCGATCCCGGTTATCGGGAAGCTGTTTCAGCCCGTTGCTGGCGACTGGGTGAAAATCGAAGATTATGTTGACAATTATTTATGCCAAGCTCGTTATCGCGTGTGGTCAAACGGCGGTATTGACGTCGATTACTGGCGGATACTTCAGGACAGGGGTTGCGGTTCCAGAAAACCAACGGCGCGACTACCGAGATTTATTTACAGCGACACAGAATGCAAATTTATTTCTGGGCACACTTGGTGGGAAGATAACTTGCTGGGTGTGAACGATATTGAGAAATGGCGCGTAGCACCAAACGGAAGCAGGAATTTTGGTCCGGCAGAATTACAACACTCGGTTCCGAAGTACAAAAAAGCGTACGGGGGGAAACGGGATTGGACGAAATGGATAGACGATCACAAAGGAATACCTTATCGTGCGACGTAGAACATTCATACAACGTGTGATGTTGGGAATGGCTGGTGCTCTAGCTGTGTTGTATGCGCCGGGTGTTTTGGATGATGGTGTATGTGGCCGCGATGATTATGTTAGGACGTTCAAAAATTGGTCTGCGGAATACTCGGAGTGTATAGATGAGGGTGCTTTCCGCGCCGCGTTCATCAAGGCAGTGAAAAGGGCACCACTACAAAGACCCGTTACAATAAAGATGGACGCCTCGCTTATTGACTCCAAGAAGTTTGCTCAGTTGCTGATCGATGAAGGATTGATTTGAATAGCAAATAAAACATAGGCCCGCCCCTTGATGCTCCGGCCAGAGCGTTGATGGGTTAAGCGAAATTTTAACGGTACGTGTGGACCACACCCACATGTGCCGTTTTTTTATTGTCAGGGCCTTTTGAAATACCATGAACACGAAGTGTAAACAATTTATATCTGGTGAAGAGACGCCGAGCGATCTTGTACCGAGAGGCTTGGCCGAGAACGTCAAGTTCCGCCACGAAATCATCCTCTGGGCCGCTCAGTCCGAGCAGAACCAGCAGGACATCATTTCAGCCTGTACCAGAGACTTCATGTTCTTTGTAAATACATTCATCTGGACCTCTGACGTTAAGAGGCACCCAGAGAACCCCGACAGGCCGTTCATTACCTGGGACTTCCAGGAAGAAGTGATGCTCGACCTGCGGGATGCGATCGGTAAGCGGTCGGTGGGGATCATCAAATCGCGTGACATCGGTGGTACGGTCATGCCGATTTATGCGTTCACACATGTCCTGCTGTTTTTCCAGTCGTACACGTTGATGCTTTTAAGCCGTAACGAGAAGTTCGTGGACGACGCTTCCAACCCCGACAGCTTGTTCGCCAAACTGGACTACACTTTCCGCTGGATGCCGAGTTGGATGGTAGCGAATCTCCATCGCAAAAAACTCACCTACGAAAATCTCAGGTTGAACTCAAACATCATTGGTTCGTCGTCTTCGGCTGATGCCGGGCGTGGCGGTCGTAAGCAGGCGGTGTTCATCGACGAACACGCGGCGTGGGACCGCAAGGAATCGATCGAATTGATCGGGTCGTTGCAACACAATACAAAATGCCGTATCTGGGTATCGACACCCAAGGGGATCGGTAATGGCTTCCATCAGATTATTACGGGTGGTGCGACCCGCGTTCACCGGTTGCACTGGTCCAAGCATCCCGTTCACGGGGCTGGTCTGTATACCACCAAAGACGGTAAGGTCGATATTCTCGATCAAGAATACTGGCGACACGCTACAGCAAAAAGCATACTCGACAGTTATCCCGAACTCGAAAAGAAGTTCCCGCCCTGCGACGGATTAGCGGTGACTTCCTACCCATTCATCTTGGATGGCAAGCTCCGAAGCCCTTACTACGATTATGAAACATTCATGTGTCCGATTCCCAAGCTGAACGCTCAGGAACTGGATATGGACTTCATCGGTTCCGGCTCACCGTTCTTTGATATTGACGAACTGAATCAGTACGTCGCTCAGCACGCATTGAAACCATTCCATTACGGCGAGATCACTTACGATCTGAATCTCGGTGAAGGCAGCAAGATCACAACCATCGATGAAGACAGCATCAAGTGGCAGGAATCGCCGAACGGTCGCTTCCAGATGTGGATGCACCCCACCATACAGGGCAAGGCCCCGATAGATCGGGCGTTTGTGATTGGCGTGGATATTTGTACCGGTAGCGGTGTCTGCGGCTCGAACTCGCATATATCGGTTGGTGACGCCTTGCTGCGTTCCAAGGTTGCCGGTTTCACCGTCAATAACATGGGGCCACATGCTTTTGCCGAATACGTTTTCGCCGTAGGTAAATACTTTAACTTCCCGACGGTAATCTTCGAGGGTAGCGGCCCTGGTGAGAGCTTCGCGCCAAGGCTCAGGGAGTTGGGTTATCCATCGATTTATTGGATGACGAAAACCAACGGGAAGCGCCCCGAAAAACCCGGTTTCTTCCATAACGGCGATTCCAAAAGAGAACTGTTGGAGGAGTATGGTCGGGCGTTGACTATGCGTGAGTTTACCAACCACGACGAAACCGCTGTCAACGAATGCCAGATGTTCCAGTTTACGGAAACAGGAACGATCGAACACGTTGAATCGTCCGCCTCCGCTGACCCATCCGGCGCAAAAAAGAACCACGGCGACAGGGTGATGGCAGATGCGATGTGCTGGAAGGTGCTTCGCAAGATGGTCAACGTGGAGCCTAAAGAAATTATACACGGCAACAGTCTCGCTCGTTTGCAGCAGGACATAGAACGGAACGAAGTCGGGCAAGACGAATGGTGTGTTGAAAGCAACGAAGAGGCCTGGTGTAGGGTGGGGGCATAATGGCACACATTAACTACGATCCAACTGACCCGAAAACCTACGAGCGTTTACGCAAGGCGATGCGGGTTAATTACGACGCGATGGAAGGCTTCCGTACAGTACGCAAGTTGATTATCGATGCGACCGCCGGGCACTACTACGACACGCAAGACGAACATCCTGAGTATCGCCGTGACCCGGTAAACATGCTGGATCAGTGGACACAGGCTTTAGTGCGTTCGTACATCCAGAACAATCCCAGAGTGCGCATCAACAATCGCAAAAACCCTCAATCGGCTGCGGTTTTTCAGGAAGTCGTCAACCGTCGTATCAAGGAAATGGATTTCGTGACGGTGTTGCGGCGGATAGTAACCGAGGCACTTCAGGGCTTTGTAGGAGTAGCACATTGTGAAATTGGACCATCTGACACTGACCCGGCAGGCGAACCGTTTGTCGATTCTATTAGCCTTCCTGATTTCGTTATCGATCTGGCTCACGATGAATTTAAGCAAGCCGACTTCATCGGCCATAGATTTTCTAGTCGCATTGTCGATTTAGAGGCCGACCCATCCTTCGATCAAGAAATGGTTGCCCAACTCAAGCCTGACACCAGCGGCAATACAGAAATGACGGACGATACAGAAGACGACGATCACGACGACATCAAAAGAGGCGAAGGCAGTATTTTCGACTGGGTGGATTTGTGGTCGCTCCACATCAAGTCTGCGAACCTCACGGTTGTTATATCAGAGCAGAGCAACATCGACCGACCACTCAAAGTAGCGTCATTCGACGGGCCGGAATTCGGGCCGTATCCGATTCTCGGCTTTACGCGAGTGCTCGACAAGCTGATGCCCAACTCCCCGGCTGCGTTGTTGTTTGATTTGCACGACTTCACGAACAGTCAGTATCGCAGGATCATGGACCGGGAGAACAGACAGGCCGACTTCTGGACTTACGAGGGCGGGGCCGAAGATGATGCCCGACGTATCGAGAAAGCACGCGACGGCGACATGATTAAAGTCGAGAGCAACGCGGCTGTTCAACGCAGGACCAGACCGGGTACGAATCCGAATTCGATCGCTGCCGCTATTCACAGTCGATCGTTGTTCGACGATGCCAGTGGGAACATTCGGCAGATTGGCGGTGTTTCATCGTCAGCCGATACCGCAACCGAAGCGAGAATCGACAGTGCCAATGTTTCACGCATGGTCAGAGATATGCAGTTGCAGGTCGTAGAAATGACTCGCCAGATCATACAGATCGTCGCGTGGTATGAATGGACGCATCCACTACGAACAGAAAACATTGAAATTAAAATCGGAGAGAACGGGCTGACCGTTGGCGGGGATGGCAAACCCAACTGGACGCCGGAAATGCGAGAGGGCGATTTCATTGAGCACGAACTGGAAATCGTCCCAGACTCTATGGAGCATCGCAGCAGTCGTCAGCAGGCCGAAGAGATTATGCGTCTGATGCAGGGTGCTGTACTACCCGCTATGCAGTTGCCGTCCGATAGGCCGGTTACGTTCGACGGAGTTGGCTTCGTTAAGACGATAGCTGATCTGCTTAACATCTCGGAAGCCGGAAAGTTTACGAACTACGCTCAAGATGACAACTTCCAGTCGCAGCCTGCGAATATACCCAACGCGCCGAACGCCCAGCCGCAAGAACGACCGTCGCTAGGCAATCAAGGCAATGACGACGACGCCCTGGTACAACAGTTGTTGACTGCGCCCACGCAGGGTGGGGAGGGTGCATAATGCCATTGTACGCCTATGAAAAACCGGACGGCGAAATTGTCCAGGAATTGTTTGCTATAGCAGACCGCCCCGAGGAAATCGAAGTGGACGGTGTAACAGCGAAGTTCACGGTGGAAACTCCCGACTTCAGGCAGTCGCCGAATCCGTGGTCCAAACACAAAAGTACTGCGTTGATGGTGCATCCGCTGGATGTGAACACACACAGAAAAGAAATGGCCGATCGCGGCCTTAACGGAACAGTGAACAATGATGGCACGTTTCATTTTGATAATGCAATCGACCATCGCAGGTACGTGAAAGCGTACGACTTTGTAGACTACGGAGCTTGCAGATAATGGCAGACACGATCGAAGAAACAACGGAAGCAGTTGAAACAGTAGAAACCCCGGACGCCCCCGAGACGGAAGCGGTCGAGGTTGCGATTGATCCGTCGGAGGGTTTCGCTCCACACTTTGTCGTCGATGACGATGACGGTGAGCAGGTAGAGGATTCCGGGGCGGTCGAATCTCCAGAAATGGAAACACCTGAGTTGTCCACGGAGATGATTCAGCGAGCAAAAGAATTCAACATGACTGAGGAAACGGCCCGTGGATTAGGGGCCGAAACTCTTGCTGGCATGTTCGCAGGTATCGACCGGCGAATAATGAATCCACAACAGCAAGCACAACATCCGGTGCAGCAGCAACAGCAGCAGGCGCCGATGCCAACGGAGTTTGTTCCGTTGAAGATTGAGTTTAGCGAGGACGTGGATGAATCACTGACCGCTCCGTTCAATAGCTTTATGGAACAAGTCAATCAGCGCTTGGCCGAGGGACACACTTTCCGGCAAGAGACTGTACAGAAGCAAAAGAGAGATGTTGTTCGAGGTCAGTTATCCGAAATGGATACCTACTTGAGCGATCTCGGTCCCGAATGGGAATCGGTATATGGCAAGACGGCGACACTGCAACATCAGGATATGAATGATCCATTTGCACTGAAACGTCTTGAGATATGGGGCGGTGCGGCGCGAGCTTTTAGTGACGCGGCCAGAGCTGGTCATCCGATCAGCAAGGCCGAGAGTTTTAAGCGAGCACATCACTCGGTCAACTGGGACAAGATCGCGGAGAAAACACGCGAGAAAATGAACGGCCAGGTCGCGGATCGCCAGAAGAGTTTTGGCAATCGTTCGACCGGCAAAGGAACCTCCCCGCCGAAAAAACTGACGACGCATGAAAAGGCGATTGTCGCGGCTGGGGGCTAACACGTTAAGAAGTCGCAATCATTTTTTTGATTGGCGATTGGAGAATATACATGGCTACTAAAACTTTTGGTTCCATCGCGGACAGAGCTGTAAACAGCTTGAAAGAGCTGCAAAAAGGCCGGTGGTGGGACGATATGCAAGAACTACAGGACTACCCGATGATGCGCGTCTTTCAAACGATGAGCAAAGAACGGTCGGGTAATAAATTGTCCTGGCGAATCGGAGTCGGCTCGGATGCCGAGGACGGCCACCACGGGCTGTACGAAGATTACGATCTGGATCGACCAGATGTGATGATCGAGGGTTCGCAGGATTGGCGTAACGAGCGACAGGGTTTTGCGCTCGACGAACGCGAACTTGACGAAAATCAAGCCCCCGAACATCTCGTCGATGATATGGAGACCTTGTTCAACGATATGTTCTCCAATCTCGCAGAGGATATGGAGAATGGTGCTTTTCAGGTTCCGTCCACGAACGACGTGCTGTTGCCTCACGGTATTCCGTACAACGTGACGTGGGCAGATGTAACCGGTGGCGGCTTCACTTCGCAGTTACCTCTGGGCCACACAGACGTGAACGGCATCGTGCCGTCGGTCAATACGAAATATCGTAACTGGTCCGAGCTGTACACCGCGATGATTCCCGACGATGGCCTCTTGAAAATCTCAAGAGCTATTCGTCACACTCGTTTCCGCCCGCCCGCAAAAGTAAAGGGTGAGGATAAAGTGACCCACGCGATTTACATGGATGCCGACACGATCGAGCAGCATGAGCAGGCCGCTGAAAAGCAGAACGATCAGCTCGGCGACGACGTGCAATCAATGTTTCAAAGATCGATGATTGCACGTATCAAACCTACGTGGGTTCCGGTGTTGGATACCGCCGCTGCTTCTGGCAGTAACCCGGTGTACATCATCAATCACACCCAACTGTTCCCCATCTTCAAAAAGGGATGGAAGTTCAAACAGTATGGCCCGATCAGAGCATCCAAGCAGCACCCGGCGATCGAAATGACCGTTTGGGCGACGTACAACTGGGCGGCTCGAACACGTAGGCGTCTCGCGGTGATTGCGAAATCAGCACCGTTCGGCGAAGCGTAAAATTTGACGTTTAACTTTTAACGAAGCGTTCGCGTAAAAGGCTCAGCCATGTGGACGTTTGGAGATAGATTATGAGAGCAGTAGGCTATAAACCTAGTGTAAATGTTACTGATACCAGTCGGATGTGGACCAAAGGAATTTGGGCGGGCATTCCGTGGGATCAGATTAAAGCGGGCGAGCGAGAAGGTGGTGTGTTTTTCGATGACTTCAAAAACATGCCCAACCTGACTGAAACCGATGCCGATTTGCATAAGTATGCGGTATATCAGGATACCGGTGGAACGAATACCTTGGGTCAAGACCCAGACGACGAACACGGTGCATTGAAAATTGTACTGTCTGGTACAGCCAACGAGGAAGCGTGGATTCAGGCCGGTGGTAATCTTGGACCGGCGTACAATTTCATCATTCCTTCGGTAGCTGTTCCGCACACGATCGCGTTTGAAGCAAGGATCAAAAAGTCGGCGATTGCGACGGGCGGTATGTTCGTCGGCATGGGTGAGCCGGGCATGGCGGTAGCGAATACGATCGCCGACGGTGGAACCATTGTTGACAAGGATTACATCGGATTTTTCGTACCTGAAGCGGATGCTGATGGCCTGGACTTTGTGTACAACAAAGCGTCGGGTGCAAATCCGACAATCAACAACGCCGATGTTCACACGGTAGTTGCGGATACCTACGTGAAAGTTGGTTGGTTGTATCACTACAAGAACCCAGCCGCAAAGCAGATCAAGGTGTTCGTCAACGGCGTAATTCAATCGGATTTTGTAACCAGAACTGAAATCGCAGACACCACGAACTTCCCCGGTGGGGAGGAAATGAATGTGTTGTTCGGCGGTAAGGTTGGTTCCACGGACACGGCTCATACCATGACTATGGAATGGTGGAAGGCCGCGTTGGTTGTCAACGCTTAGGAATTTTTACTGATGGCAGAATCTACGTCGGCGTTAAGCCAGACCGAGTACATGAAAATAACCTCAGAGGCCGCAGGCTATGGTTATCGTGCAACGGCTGGGGATGGTCTAACCGCCAACGAGGTTACTGAAATAACACTGTACGTGGATGGCGGCTATCGTGACTTCTTAAATGCTTATGATTGGAGTTTCACGAGGCCGCTGACCACGTCGGTTCTTTGGGCCGCTGCGTCTGGTACGACCAGCGGCGCTCAGACTACGACGTTGACTGCTGCTGCTGCGACATTCTTCCCGACTATGATCGGGGCGACGGTGACGTTTACCGTCTCTGGTTCAACTTTTGTAATCAGTGGTTATACATCAAGCACGGTTGTCACGTTGACTTCAACGGCTGCTGCTGAGGGTGATGCTAAAGCTTTTACGATCGCAACAGTCGGCGAGTATCGCTTGCCGGATAACTTTGGTGGTATATCGGGCGACATTTATTACCAGTCGAACGATGGCCGCTGGATGCCGATTCTGCACGTTGGATTGTCGGAAGTGATGTTGTTGTTGCAGTCCACTACAGGGACATCGAGACCGACGCATATTGCGGTATCGCCTTTGGAGATTGGTACGACTACCGGGCAGCGGTTCGCGTTTCTGGCGTGGCGGATTCCTAACGCCGATTATACGATTCGTTATCGTTATCAGGTGTTGGCCGATTCGATGGGCGTTGGCGAGTTTCCGTACGGTGGCTCACAGCACGCGGAGACGTTGAAGTTTTCGTGTCTGGCTCAAATGGATCGTATGAAGTTTGGCGGCTCACGCGGGTTTGAGGGAATGTATCAGAAATTGCTCGCTCAGAGTATCCGTCGAGACAGGAAGTTCATGGCCCCCGGCCAAGTTGGGTTTAGTAATTCCGGCTACGGGTACGGCAGATATGGCTGCGTCCCTCGTGCATCAAACATAAGTGTAGGCGGGGAGTTTTTCCCGTAGGAGATAGATTATGAACGGTATAATTACACCGGCATCAATGATGAGAGCGAAAGTATTTAACGCTAGAGTGTTAAGTAGTGCTGATGCGTCGGGCGTCATAACGATTGCCGCTGTTGCGGATGAAGCATGGGCATTACGAAAGATAGTAGTTTCGCACGATGGCAGTGGAACGGTGGATTATGATAACTTGAATAGCAGCGTTGGCATTTCTGTTCAGATTGGTAGCGATGTGAGGGCGTTTCTTGTACATCCCGGCAACGGGGGCACTAGTTCATTAGAATTCAACGACGGTCCGTGGGTGTTTGATTTAGACCCAGGTTTGTATAATGGAACCAAGAATGAGGCGTTAATTGTTACTGCTGAAGCGTTTGGAACCGGAATAAAAAGCGACACGTTTATACTTTACCAATAACAAGGAGACGTAATGTGAGTATTCAATTACTTTTGTGGCGAACGGGTTGCGTTAATGCTTTATTCATACTCCATCCAGCGCGCAAGCGATAAGTGAGTGCTAAATAGGATATGCCGATATGAATAGACCAATCTTTAATACACATAGTTTTACCGTCGAAGGTGAGCATTCGGGTTCGGCTGTTATTACGGGCTTGTTGCGATGCGGTAGCCCATCGACAATTATTCGGTTCGTAGTTTCCGTTGTTGTCAATACGATCAATACCACACTCCAAGGGTCGCTCACCCATGTCTTTGAAAAAATTGGAAAAGTCATTCCATCTTTCGCAAACACGTATTCCGCGACCGCCGTAGCGATTAAACATCTTTACGTTAGGGTTCATGCAGCGTGCACGCATAGCACACCATGTTCTATAAGTTCTAGTCTGAAGTCCGTTTTTTCTTTTTCGTGGGTCGCCCCATGTTTTTCCTGTTACGCCAATTTTCCTTTTTGTTTGACATCCACAAGAATTTGGCTTTGTTTTGCGAAGGTGTTTACCGCTGATTGTTTTCAACTTTCCACATTCGCACTTGCAGTGCCAAAAAGCACCTTGGCCAGCACGAATATGGCTAAATCCAGTAACCGTCATTATTCCGTATTTAACACCAAGCATCTCCTTGATGTTTTTGGTTTTTTTAGTAAATTGGTTCATAGTCGAGACCTCCTTTATAGGTCGAGATTAGAGCCGCTGTCGGAAACCACTTCCGGTACGCGGCTTGATTATTATAGTAATGTTTCATTGAATAGTAAACAACCCCTTTTGACAGGAGCATAGAGTGAAATGTCAATTCACAATATAGAAAACGAATTGAATCTGGCACCGAGACTGCGGTTAAAGTCGGGCATTGCGGTTACGTGGGAGAACAGTGCGTCGTTCACTGGCAAGTTGCTTGGCGGCGGAACAAGTGCTCTCCCGATTACTACGGCAACGGCGAGTTTGAAGTTTATCGAATACCGTTGCCAATCAACCGCAACGAGCGGAGACAACCGACTGCTTTACATGCGGTACGCACTTGAAGGCGGCGGTGGCGGTGAGGCGTTACGCGCCCTTACCGTTGTCGGGTCGAATCTCGGCACGGCTCACGGTGCGCATCTGAGTCTTGCTTTTGAAGCTACCGCTGGTGGTTCTGAATGTTCAGGTCTCGGCGTCGCTATCCGTGGAACTCTGCATATCCCAGACATTGCCAGTTGGGCGCCAACGGGCACCTATTCGGCTGGTATGTTCGAGATTTACAGCGACGGTACGGCGAGTGACCCTGCTGGCATGACAGAACTTTCGTATTTGAGAATTGCCAACAGTGGCGGCACTGGCAAGACTGATGTAGACGATGATGCGTTCTTCATGTCGATTCAAGGGTTTACGGCAGGTGCCGCAAAAACCCTTACTACAGGCATAACGGCAGCTACGATGAATACGGCCACGACCGTTGCGTTGAAAATCAAGATTGGTGCAACTACACATTACCTACCAATCGCAACGGCCATTACATAATTTAATGGAACAAATGTTCAGGAGGTTTTATGGAAGGGTTTAGTGTATCGGATCGGCTTGTGCTTTTGAGCGTTCTTCCGAAACAAGGTAATGCCGTCACGCTGCGTATACTTCGGGACTTTGAAAAAGAGTTGTCGTTTACCGAAGATGAAATCGCGGAGTTCAAGCTCAAGCAGAGCGGCGACACTACTACATGGGACGAGGCGACAGCAAAAGCGAAAAACATCGATCTCGGTGATACGATGAGTGAAATAATCGTGGCCAGCTTGAAACAAATGGACGCGAGCAAGACGCTTACCACAGAGCACATGCCGCTTTACGACAGGTTCGTTTCCAGCGGAGAATCATAAGGGGCGGTCATTGCCTACACGTAGCATTCTTTTAGAATTTCCAGCAGGCGGAATAAATCGCCGCTCGCCGGATGAAGCAAAGAGTCCGTTTACCACACCGGACGCAGTCAACGTGCGCACTGTCGGCGTTCTGGAAAAGAAGCGTCGGGGTGGTTCCCGTCCGTTTTACAAGAAGCGGTTCGCTACGGAATTGGGGTCTGGCAATCCGGTCAATCTCTTGAACTCATTGCGTACCACGGACATATCGGGTGCGGCGACATTTCTGGATGCACTACCCAACGATAACAACTGGGACACAGCTTCGTGGGCCGATGCTACGCTGGACTTTGCGACAACCCCTGGCTTGGCGATAGGCCCATCAGTAACCGCCGCTGAGACCACTCTTGTCTGGGGCAACGTGCTCAAGACCGCAAATGTTCCAGCGATGAATCAATCTCTCGTGCGAACTATTTACGCTTTCGTTAATGAGGGCGTGAATGAAGCGAACATTGATTTGTACGCCAATATGGATAAAACGTCGCCACTTAACACGGATAGTGTTGGCGTTAGATTGAGTCGTGGTTCGAGTGGTTCGGGTACGAACCTGTTTATTACTATCGATGACCTTGAAACTTCTGGGCAAATATCAGCACAGGGCAGAGGCTCTGGATGGCTGTCTTTGAAGATAGAACCGGAAAAACTGACCGCCGAGTATCAGGAAATAAGCACAGGTGCCCAAACTCTGAGAGCGGTAAGAACTGGAAGTTACGGTGCCGTTGCTGGTGACAGCATTGGGTTTTCTTCAAGTATCGACAACACTGATCCTGCCGACACGTTCGATACGATTCGCGTTGAGTACACGACCGCGTCCCCCAACAACCCGCCGGAAATGATTATCGCAGCGTCGAACGGTCAGCTCTACAGGGAAAGTGAAGCTGATCCGCCGCTGGTTACAGTCGGTACGAATATCACGCTCGAAACCGATTCCCTTCAATCGGTTCCGAGGTTGGGTAGATTGTACATTGCTGATTTCGCGGTGCCGAGAAAAGAACGAACGACGGTTTCGTCGAACGCGACCTTAAACGCATCGACGGGGGTTTTGACTGATACGGACGCCACGTTTGATACGGCTGGCGATACCTTTGTGATTGCCGGTGGTGACGTGATCGAACTCACAACAGTGACGGGCGGCGACGTTGCTACCGGGTTCTACAAAGTCACGGCGGTCGGGTCTGCAACTACGATCACCATACAGACGCTCGCGGGGGACGCTCCTGGCACTACAGACGCGACAGCGTTGGCGTACCGAATAATCCCCGGTCTCAAGGTCTACGACTCGTCAACGGACGCTGCGACGCTCTGGATAGCAACCTCTGGCGTGCTTCCTTACGGATGCCGGTTAATCAGCACATTCCGAGATACGATCATGCTATCCGGCGACCCGAACAATGAGGGCGTATGGTACATGAGTCGTCAGAACGATGTGGACGACTGGACCGAAAGCGCGGTTGACATTCGCAGTGCGGTGTTCGGTACTTCGGCTGACAGCGGTTATGTGATCGGGGCACCGATTACGGCTCTGTCGCAGTTCACGAAAGATTATCACATAGCAGCCACGGCTCAGGACATGTGGATATTCAGAGGTCATCCTCGACAGGGCGGCGGTATCGACGCGGTCAGTAATTCGATTGGCATGATAGGCCCGTGGGCACACGCAATTACAGACGAGAACGTGCTGTATTTCACATCCAAGACCGGAATATACCGGATCACAGAACGTGAGGCGTCAGTCTTAGAGGAACCGACGGCGATTTCCAGGGAGATAATTCCACTGGAATTGCTCGATATCGATACCGCGTTGTACGAGCTGTTTATGATGTACGACCCCAAGCGAAGCGGGTTGTACATTCACAAGGTCAGTAAAACGGTCGGGTCTACGAGCACATGGTTTTTCGATACTTTGTTGAACGCCTTCTGGTCGGATACATTTTCAAACGATCACGATGCGTTGAGTATGATCTACAGCGGCGTGTTCAACGACGTGGTGTTCGGCCATCGTGACGGCTTCTTAAGAACTTTCGACGACGCTGCGACTTCCGACGACGGCACGGTCCAGCCTACGATGGTTGATATTGGCCCGTTCAGGATAAATCGAGGTCGGTTCGGGTTGATTGATAGTCTCGAAATCGTCATGGACGAATTATCGAATGACGTTACATGGGCGGTTCGCACCGGGCAATCGGCTCAGGCTGCGATCAGTGCGGTATCTGACGCTACGGGCACGGCTGTCGCTGGAACGAACTACCGTCAGAGTGTTCGGATGTCTGGCGAGTGGGCTGTTCTGCGGTTGACGACGGAAGCGGCTGGTCGGTGGGCTATGGAACGCATTAAATTACGATTACAGAGCGGCGCGGAGAGTCGCAAATTTTAGAGGTGATATTATGGCAGGACAGCCCCAAACACTCGGCGATACTATAGAAGACGTATTTGAATTGATTGTTGCATTTGCGGGACATCCGATCTCGGGACTTGCTTACGATTTCTTCATCAAGACCCCGCAAGATCAGGCGAGGTTTGAGCAGTTTGCGCAAGATCAAGGAGCATCGACGGATTTTCTGAACGAGATGCGGGCACGCGCAGGCTTACCGCAACTGGCGTTGGAAGGGTCGGAGTTCGGTATTGCGACATCTAATCTGGAATTCCATCAAGGGGAACTTGCAAAACTCGATCCCAGCGACCCATCTCAGGCTGGAGCCATAGCCGCCGAAGAAGCTGAAATCGCAAAGGCGGAAGCAGCACTCGCAACCGACGGCGGACTCATTGGCGAGGTCCGCGACATCGGCGCGGAAGGTGTAGATACCGCGAGGGATTTCTTCGAGGGCACGGCAGCCCAGCTTGACGAATTGACCGGCGAGACGAAAGCAAGCCTTCTGGCGAATACCGCAAAATTCAATGCCCAGTCAGCGAGGACTCAGCGGGGTTTCGAGGACATTCTCGACCGTGCTCAGGGTTTGGTCGAAGGTCTCGGCGATCAGGAACGCGAAGATATCAATACGCGGGCCGATGCGTCCGCTTCCGCACAACAGGCGGCACTGGCTGCGAGAGGGCTGGGTGGCACGACAGTCACAAGTTCGCAGGATATATTGAGCGAAGAGTCGCGGAGCGATCAACTTGGCCGATTGAACGAACGATTGGTGCGCGAACAGTTGGGAGTTGAAGCTACATTCGGACTTGCCGGACTCGGATTCCAGGAACGCACTGGTCAGTTTGGCGCTAATCTCGGATTGGGGACAACCGCCCTTCAGCAGCAGGGGGATCAGTTCTCCATTAACGCATTGTCTGACGCGCAGAATACATTCCTCGATCAGTTCTTGCAGTTTGGAACGCTCGGTGCGGACTTCGAGGCATTCCTCATGCAGGGTCCGCTCGGTCAGGCGCCCAACTTGGTTCCGCCCGGTGTTTCACCGGGGCCGACGGTTCCGAGTTTTAGTACGCAAAGGGATTTATAATGCCACAAACAATATACTACCTTTCTAGCCCGGAAGATCAGTTGCTTAACAGACTCGTGAATACCTTTCAGGTGGAGCGATTCAACAGGGAACGGGAAGAGCACTTCCAGGGTGTCGAAGACGAAGCGGCTGACAAGAAACTGACCGGTTTGATCGGCGGAGCTGTTCTCGGCGGTGTTGGTGCATTTGCATTAGGCGGTACTGCGGCTGTTGCAGCTACTGCAACGACGGCGGCTACGGCGGCTACTTCTGCATCGCTGGCTACGGTTGCCAGTGGCGTAGCGTTGGGCGCACGATCCGGCACCCAGATCGCAGGTGGCGACATCGCAGGCGGCGTGGCTACCGCTGCGGGTGGCATTGCACAGGGGGTACAAGCTAAGGCTGATCGTGATGCGTTCGGATTTAATCCGACAGAAGCTGATCGCAAAACATTGGAAGCCATTGCTAAGAAGCAAGGCAAGTTGCCGACGCAGGTGATCCAAGATGCCAAGAACGCCGGTCTGACAATACCGCAGCATCTCCAGCAGGTGCAGACGAACGCGGCTACTGCTGCGGAAATCAAGGATATGGCCGACGAACTCAACGTGTCGCAGGAATTCTTGAAGCAGGAATCGTTGTTAGACGGTGGCAATCTTCAGGCGACGGCGGAACGCATTCAGGAAGTAAACGCGGCGAACGAAGCCCGATTCGCGGGGATGAAGACGCTTCAGCAATCATTAGCGAGATCGGACGCTGGTCGAATAGCTTGGTCCCGAAAAGCCAACCTAGAAGCGAAACCAGGCCATAAAGAATTGAACATATGGAAAAATTTAGATGACCAACAGGCCGACGCCAGACAAGCGAGGCGTGATGGCGTTATCCCTACTGATGAGGCGTTAGCGGCGAAGCTGGATGAGTTAGAGGACGCAAAAACAATCATAGCTAAAGAAACTGGCCTTCGTGCAAGGGAAGCTCCTTGGAGCGAAAAAGCTGGTCCGTCAATGGGTACGGAAATCATAAAAACCCCAAGCGGTAATTTGCTTGGGGTTAATGTGACGCAGGAAACCTCAGACGGCGATGGTAGGCCCGTTAAACAATACGATGCGGACGATATTGCAAAGGCAGACCGTATTGCCCGACGCCAGCGAGGTGGCCCAGGCGGAGGTCTTGGCGACGTGTTTGAAGAAGCGGGGTCATTGAGGTCGATGGATGCTTTCAATAAAGCAGCTACTACGCTGGCAATAATGAAGGGCGGCGATCGGCCAACGAACAAGGAAGTATTCGATTTTATGCGAGAACAACAATCGGGTATTCAAGCGGAAATGAGTGGTGCGGCACCCGTTGCCGACGTGGTTGACAAGCCGGTTGTCGCACCCGCAGGCGATCAAGTACAGCCCGCTCCACCCGTCGCACCGGTAGCCGGTGTTCCACCCGAAGTTTCGCTCATACATCAAAAGCTCAATGAGGAAATATCCGTCGCACCGATTTCGAGTTGGTCGCCAGCAAAAATTGAAGTAGCCGATACGCAAACCAACAAGGCGATAGGTGTAATCATGCAGGGTCCGCGAACGCCGGAAACGATAAAGATAGCGAAAGATTTACTGGAAATCAAAAGGCAAGTGGATAATGCCAACACCGTTGCAAACAGTTGAACCTGTAACATCGTCCGATCCCCAGACGGAAGGGTTGCAGGCGTGGATAGATCAGGCGGAAGCGCCCAAAGAGGACATCACCAAAGGGATCAACCCCCAGACGGAAGCACTGCAAGATTGGATCAACAAGGCCGATCTCAAGCAGGCGAATGACAAGCTCCCTGATCCCGAAGTGAACAACATCGCCAAAGCTGCCCGTGAAATCGATATGGCGCAAGCCACATTGAACGACAAACTGTTTCTCGAATCGCAATCTGAAGTATCGACACTCAAACGAATCAATCAGATTCGACGGTCCTACGGCGAGGCTCCGTTGAGTGAAATACCGAAGGCGCTACAGAGCAAGGGTTTTATCCAAGACCTGAAAAACCGATGGAATGCAAACCTGAGAAACGTGACCGTACCGTTGCTGGACAGCAAGGGCGTTCAGGTTGTTGAATCAGGTTTGAGTAATACGTCGATCGGACTGGCTCAAGCTGTGTATCAAGGGAAGGCTCCTGTAGCACCACCAGAGGGTGCTGGCTGGGAACTATTGTCGCAAGGTATATCCATCGTCGCTGATCCGCTGTTCGTTGCTACAGGCAGCGCAGGCGGCGTGGTGGCCAAAGGTGCAGCGGTCAAGGTGTTCGGCAAGGCCGCACTTGGCAAGGGTGTATCGTTCGCGGAGAAAGCACTGGTTCGGGGTACGACACTCGGAGCTGCGATAGGCGGTCATGCGGTCGCTACTGATCCGTTGCAGCAGGAAATAGCCGCCGGTGAGGTTGACCTCGCTCAGACCGCTCAGGCGGGCCTGCAAGGGGTCGCCACAGGGTTCACGGCTGGTTTCGCAGGCGCGGCACCTGTCGTTGGTACAGCAGCGGAGATCGCTACGTTCGCCACTACGGGCGCAGCGTTCGAGGGCCGATTGCCCGATCAAAAAGACTTCGCACATTCGGCTATGCTGATTCTTGGCTTGAAAACTCAGAGTGCCATAAGCAACAGGCTCGGTAATGCGTTACGCAAAAGAATGGAGAACAAGCCGCTCACGCCAGAAGAGCAGGCAGCCATAGACCAAACGCCCGATTCAGTGAAAGAACAGATTCTCCAGGATGCGATGAAGGGGTTGATGAAAGACTTCTCGCTGAATAAAGAGGCACTACTGACGCCGCAGGGTGCGGCGGAGTTCGCTGCTCGACATCCATCGCAGGCGAAGCAACTGGCTAAGTCGGAGAACGTGTCGCGTAAGGACTTCGTACCCATCAAGGAGGTCGTTCCTGATGCAGAAGTTAATAAGTGGAGCAAAGAGGATCGCACAAAGTTTCAGGCGTTGGTTGCGGAAGCCAGCGGCAAAGAAGTTATCGTCGAAATACCAACAGAAAAGGAAACGCAAGATGGCATTACACGGACACAGCAAGAAGCAAAAGAAATCGATCAGGGCCAAAAAGTCGAGCGGGTCGAAGGTCAAGTCAAAGAAGTCCAAGGCGAGCGGCAAGAAGTAGCCGTTACCGAAGAACTTCCCGTAACCGGACCAAAACTGACAAAGGTTCAGGAGATCGTCGTAGGTAACGCACAGAAGGCTGCCACGCCAGAGACGCCGCCGGAGAATGTGCCCGTCGTGCCGGTGAACAGTCTTGTTGATGCCAAGCGTCGAGGGCTTAGTCCAGCCAAGAAGTTCTACAACTATCTGATTCGCGGTGGGCAGCACGAAGACAGAGTGGAATCCAATCGTATTTCGGATCGAGAAGTTGAAGCGATCATACGCGACGTTAAGTTTAGCGTGCAATCGTTCAATCAGGCGGCAAGGAAAACATACGGAATTTTAGGTCGCATTCCAGAGGGTGATGTCGCCCAGATAAACTTGGTTCTCAAGAAGCAAGCGAGTCCTGACACCTTGCCCGAAACGATGCGTGATTCTGTTGAAAAGTTCAGGAACGACATTGACGTTTTAACTCAGCGTGCTATCGACGCGGGGGTCGTACAAGGGAAGTTGGCTGCGATATTTACATCCAACAAAGGTGCTTATCTGAATCGATCTTACCGCATATTCGAGGAACCTAATTTCTACAAAAAGAAAGTCCCCGCGTTTTTGCGACAAAAAGCCACGGCGGTATTTCGTAGCGAAATGGTTAAAATGTTCGGTCGAGAACCTACCGAAATCGAAGCCGATGCTTACATACGCTCCTTTTTATATGAAAGCGCTCAAGCTGGCGGCGTACTCGACGCCGTAGCTAAAGGGAAAACGGGAACAAGTTTCTTGTCCATCCTTAAAGAAAAGAATTTGAATATCCCCGAAGAGATACGGGCGTTGTGGGGCGAGCGTACCGATCCCCGTGCGCAATACGCAAACTCAGTGGTCAAGCTCGGTGGCTTGATTGCAAGCAGCGAATCGCTAAGCAGGACAAGGAACGAGGGGCTGGGTAAGTGGTTGTTTGAACAGCCGACTGGGGATTTTATAGCGCCGATCAGAAACCACGAAATTGACGGAATGTACCCTCTGACATTGGGTAAGAAGTTATTCACTCTGCCTGAATACGAACAAGCATTGGAAAAATCACTACGGATAAGGGACGAAAACCCGCTGGCTCATGCCTACTATGCCGCTAACGCCATCGTCAAATTCAACAAGACCGCTGGCTCGGTTATGGGCATTATGCGTAACTTCACCGGCAACGTCGCAATCGCAGCGGCTACAGGCAATTCGCTAATCTGGCATCCATTCAGAACCACGAAATCTCTTGCTACGGGCGCGTTGATTACGGCCGCCGATGTCGCACCGGGCGCTACGCAAATAGCCAGTAAGGTCGCGGGCAAGGTTGCAGGTGCCGTAGAAAAGGTCACACCGAAATTGGTTCGTAATGCTCCCGTTATGCGAGACGTGTTCGATTTCTTGCAATTAACCAACAAGCAGCAACAGGCCGAAGTGGTTAAACTTATACGGTTGGGCGTGATGCACGATGCTTCAAGGTCTGGCGAATTAAGGCAAATACTCAAGGACGCTGCAAAACACGATAGTGCTAAAGCGTACACCGAAAGTGCGATTAAGCGTATTGCGAAATTGCCGATCGACAAGATGGGTGATGCGTTCCGAGCTGGTGACGACTTCTGGCATGCGCAAGGATTTTACAGCGAACTGAGCAAGTTGAAAAAAGCATACCGAGACTCCGATAAATCCATTCCTGAATTGGAAAAGATGGCAGCGGAGAAGGTTCGGGCTTTATATCCTACATATTCCAAGGCACCGTTTGTCGTACAAAAAGCACGCAAGGCGATTTTCATTGGCGATTTTGTAACCTTCCCAGCGGAAATGATTAGGATTACTTTTAACGCCCCACGCATCATAGCTAAAGAATTACGGACACCAGAAGAACGCGGGATAGGTGCTGACCGTGCATTCGGATTTCTCGCGGTTGGTGGCATGATTACGCAAATGGGTCCAGCGTCTAGGATGATGACAGGCATCACGCTGGAACAAGAAGAGGCGATGCGGATACTCGGTCCTGAATGGATGCGTAACAGTACGCTGCTACACCTCGGCAAGCAGGACCGGTTGAGGTATCGGGCAATCGATACGACGTTCTCATTGCCGTATGGTTCGATGACAACCCCTATACATGCCATACTTCGTGGTGAAGAAACGCTGTCCCTAGAGGAAGGCCCGTTGCGTGAAGCACTGCGACCATTTTTCAATGAAACCATATTGGCTGGAACTATCCGTGACATCATGGCGAACAAACAAATCAGCCGTGAGAGCGATGCACCCATATATAACAGAGAGGCACCTGGGCACGATCAAGCAATAGATATTGCAAACTATGCTTTCGATAAACTTGACCCTGGAACCTTTGATATCGCTCGCAAGATTTACAAAGGCATTAAGAACGAGCCAATGAAGTCTGGCCGTATCCCCGATCTACGAACCGAAATAATTGCAGCAACTACCGGTCAACGCATCTGGACCTACGACGTTCCGAGAGACTTGGGATTCAAGGCCCGTGACATGGTTGACCGTCGCAAGGACGCACGCAAGCTGTTCTACACCATCGCGTTCGCCAAAGATGCGTCTGACCCCGAAGAAATATCAGAAGCCTACGATAAGGCGATAGATGCCGATCGATCATTGTTCGGTAAACTGCAAGAAGCCACCAACGCTGCAAAAATACTCGGGATGAACGACGATGAAATCAGGGAAGTCTTCTCTGACAAGCGTGTGGCGATTGCTAAGGCGGACATCGACAGTGTTATCAGCGGGCCTTATGACGAAGAGAACCTTGTCCGCGATATTGTGTGGTCGCTTAGAGGCAAAGACTTCGACCCGAAGATTCCGAGGATTCTAAGCGCACTCGGCGTTTCCGAATCCGAAGCCAACAGGTTGCTATTCGACGAATTCCGTCACAAGGGTTCCGTACCACAAAACAAGACGCTGGCATTATACATGTCGAGAATCAGGCGGCGTATGGATCAAGGGGAATAGCATGGCCGCTCCCACTAGAACACCGGAAATTCGCATTAATGTTCGTACTATGCAGGAGGTGCGGAAAGCACTCTCTGTCATATCGCAGATCATTACGAACACTTCAACGATTCTTACGCAGCAGGCGGTTGCACCCGACAAAAACGATGACGCATCAGGCGGGTGGAAACGCGGCGATGTATGGCAAACTACGAGCAATCATATCTACGAACTCGTTGATCCAACTACCGGCGCCGCGGAGTGGAAGAAGCAAATCGATTTAGCCACGGCCCCAGGTGACGGCGGCGTAGCGGGTGGACCGACTGTGCTCGGAAGAATTTTAGCGCAAGATACTAATGGCATTTGGCAATCGTTAGACCCAGAGACAGACGGGTCTATCCTCATGCTCGACTCAACAAAAGAACTCGGTGTCAAATGGGACTCGGATTCGGGAACCGGCTCGGTGTACTTTGAAGTGTACATGCGAGCTACGTCGGGAACGGTGTACGCTGATTTGTACGATGAAACCGGAAGTGCGCAGGTGTCGGGTTCGCAGATAGCCACTACATCGTCCACGTTTACTTTGAGGCGAACCGTTGCCCTAACGCTGAATATCGATAGTACTTATCGACCACGGTTTGGGGTTATTGGTACAGATACCGGTGAGGGATTGGGTGCCGTCGTGTTGGCGATTTAGAATAGTTCCTTCCACCCGAGGCTCACGTCAGGGTCAATCGTACCGTTGGACGCTTCCAAGCTGATCGTCAGCGTATCGCCGGGTTCTATTTTGATATTCCTACCCGCGAAATCGAGGTTCAAGGCTGCGGACTCTGTCATGGATTGGGCAAATATAACAGTTCCCCCCGACATAGCCGTGGCTGACGTGTCTTTTCTCATCACCGATGTGTTCGCATTGATCGCAGCAAATGATGCTGCCGTGAGAGTCGGATTCAAGGTCACTCTTACCAATGCCGGTTTCTTGGCCGACGAAGCCACAAATGAAACGCCCAGGTAATCCAGCCGGGCTTCCACCTTGTTGACTACGCTTTGATATATAGTGTGATTATGGATTGACAGAACGGGAGTCTCGGTAGTTCCAATACTCGTAGTTTCCAAAGTCGTGGCGTTGAACAGTCCCCCTTCCGCGTCTTTCCCCTGTATGCCGCCGACCATAGAAGACGATTTGAGAACAATGTCGGACGTGTTACTGGTATTAACCACGGACAGGCATAACCTCAAGGTCGGATTGTTCAGTGATGGTACGGTGTTATTGTTCGCGTATAATACGGTATGCACCAGGTGTAGATCGCCGTCAATGTCGTCTTCTATGAAGTGCTGTATCTGGCCGAATCCCAACCATTGATATTGGATGTGGTAGACATTACCTTTGGTGTGATCCAACGTCATTTTGGACGGTCCAGTGCCATCCATCTTATCAGCATTCCAATCAGCCTGGGCAACGTGGGTATCTGTTGGAGCGACACCCACCACGCTTTGTGCGAAGGAGCCAACGACACTGGTTCCGGCGACAGAATATGTTCCAGTCTGCGATGCGGCGTTGTAAGATTCAAAAATTACGTTCGCACCCATCGCGTGCGCCGTCCAGCCTTGGCCCAGATCGGAGTAATCATGGGAAGCGATTTCGTTCGCCGTTGTCGTGACATCCGTAGCTGATGCGTCCGTCACGGTAACTGTAGCGTCTGCATCGCCGTCTAAAGTGATCGTGATGTTTTCAGCCGTCGTAGATTTCGTGGTGACGGTTAATGTTCGTACTTCCGGTAATCCACCGCTTCTTCTTAGAACCCCAAAGGTAGCACCGTCGTACCCGAAAAAGAATCCTTCTGCGGATGATCCCGCCCCGATATACTGGCTGGAATTCGCCACTCCGGTTGTGAACAACGCAGTAAATCGTACAAGTCCACCCTGCCCCGCGTTATATTTGACCGCTCTGCGTGAAAGTAGCATCGACGATTGATTCGCTGATGCCCCGGTGGATACTTGAAACATGCTATTAGCGAAGGATGACGTACCGTTATTGTCTCTGGTTTCCAATACCCTTGTGTTAATGTTGTACGAGGATTGAAGCTGGACAATGGGGGTCAACTCAGCGATCTGAATTTCGCCGAAGGCCGTAAGAGGGAAGTTTGTAGTTTTCATATTCCGTAGTAATGTCATGCGATCCAGCCTTCCGTTGTTTCAAAGGTGATGTCAAGTGTTTCGCCGTCGAGCAACTCGAAGTTTTCATTTACCCCTGCAAGCAGATCGGAACCGTTGGGCGTAATCGTCAAGGCATTAACAGAGCTACCCGTGTTGCTGATCTTGTAATGCAGTTCGTCTATGCCCGCTGGCAGTGTAATCGTAAACGCACCGCCGTCAGTATCACCCAGAACGATTTCATTCGCAGGGGTGAGCGTCTGATTTGCGGTGTATCGATCGGTTTTATCCTTGCCACCGCCAACCGGGATGGTTACAGGATCGTTGACTGCGAGCATGGTGCTTCGATTGCCTTTGTTCCAGGTAGTTTTTTCGTTCTTGAATGCCACGCCAAAGAAGCTGAAAGCAATCGCCACACCAGAATCAATATCGCCAGTGAACCATCCGAGCGGTGGTAATTGTGGGGCAAGCATGGGTGGTGTCACGGGGCGTTCAATCAGCCATGACGTGTCCGCAGGGTTTGCAGCGCCGGTTTCTACGTCACCGACGGTAAGTCCTTGTGGCGGTATCCACGGAGCTTGTAGCGGTAAATCCCAAGCGTGGATAAACGCAGAACCATCGTCGGCTGATACAACCGCGCCAGTATTTTCATCACCGAAGTATCCACCCAATAGCGGGAGCACGGGTGCCAATGGCGCACGGTCTGGGTAGTTTGGATACCATGAAGTGTCGTCTGGACTCCCCGCTAAGGAGGTAAGATCGTCCACTTTGGCTTGGTACTGGAGTGTGTAACCCATTATTGCACTATATCAACAGGGTCCGCCTGTATGGGAGCGAGAGCCTTCTGTTCGTCTTTCCACTCGGATTTCCATCGCTTAATTGCGTCCTCTCTGGATTCCATTTCTGCCTCGTTCATTTCTTTCTCTCTACGGAGTTCGCCGAGTATTTCACGGAACACTTTCATGCCGAAGTATTGTACTTCGTCAACCTTTAACGATGTAACATTCATCGAGTTCCAGATAGCTTTCCTGAATTCATCCTTTAGGGTTGCCGCTGCATCGAGCTGTAGCTGATGTTTTTCATCCAAGATAATCATTGCGTTGTTCATGGTATGATGATCCCACCTTTCGTTCTCATGGTATGCAAGGCTTCCAGTTGCTCGCGTCGTCGTACTTTAGCGTAGGCTGCGTCCGCTACGGCACCGTGCTGCATACCTGGGTCTAAGCCCAAACATTCCGCACACTGGGGATTACTGCACAATCGACCTTGATGAAATTTACAGTACCCGGTCTTTCTGCCGCTACCTGGTTGTACTGTCCACTGTCGTCCGCAATGAACGCACTGAACCATATCCGCTTCGACCGTACCCTGATCCGACGTTACGATGATCGTTCCATCGGGCCGGGCGACGGTGTGCTTCCGCAGGATCATTACTCTTCCCAGATCATCGTACAGTTATGCACGGCGGTTCCTGTTGCTGTCAGCGAACGGAATCCCCACCCTTCGGTGGCGACGTTGTTAGCAATGAACCCTCGACCAGGAGCACCCACCCATCGGAACGTAGCCCGCTGGTGAAGGGGTACGACCAAAAGGATTGCGCCGATCGTATTGGGTTCAGCGGTGTGCGTAACCTGGCATACCGTTAGTGATGGCGGATCGTCCGGGTCTAACGGCTCAGGCGTGGAAGCCGAAGCCGTACCATCATCTACCGTGAATCGATACAGGTCGAATAAAGTCGCCTGATCGCCCGGCGTAACACCACAACCTACCACGATGTCCTGCAACTCCGGCTTAATGGTTGTCGCCGATTGAACGGTAATCAATGTTTCCGTTGCTTCAACAGCGTTGCTACCTTGGTCTGTGTATAGTCTACCCATAATTTACGTCTCCTTATTTAATAGCTCACAACCCGCATGGGTTGAAAGTCTGTTCTGATTGATTCGTGAAAATACGATCCTTCCATTTCGGCGGCGACCACTACCTGTGCTTTAACTTGACGCCTACGAAACCGAAACATGGCATATGGATCACGATGCAACTCAAGTATTTCATTTGCGTTCAAAGCTCTATTCCAAGCATAGGCGTAATTTAATTTACCAGAGTAATCTTCGTTGCCGTCTGCATTGGTTCCCAAGCGAATAGGCTGACTGTTGGTGTTTGTGGGTAATGTCGCAGAAAAAAATTCTTCTTGTTGTAATCCGTTGATGTACCATTTCCATTCAACCCCGTCGGCAGTTATTACTACATTGGTCTCAACGGCAGCCGGAATTGTCAATGTCGATATTTGAGAGGTTGATCCAATTCTAATGTTAATCTCGCCGCTATTACGGACAAGCATCGACCAGTCATAAAAAGGGTCTGTGTGGGTGGCCGCGAAAGGTTTCGTAAAAAAGGCGGCCAGACCTGTTCCAAGTGTCGGGGCTAAACGAGCAGCCAATGTGATACCTGTCCCGTCCGCGAGGTCCAACTTTGAGTCGTGCGGGAACGTGATCAGATCATCAGATGCGGTTGCGTAACTGATATGGGGGCCGTCTAATCCCTGTCCCCACGCAGAAGCGGCTGTCATGTTTGCTATGGTCCCAATGCGGCCCCCCGCGTAATCACGAACAATTAATCCTCCACGTTCTATGACGGGCATACAGAAGACCAACCCTCTGGAGAGTCGATGATTCCTGTTAATACCTCGTCCTACAATTCGCGGTTTATTTGCCATTACTGAATCTCTGGAATCACCGGATTAAGGACAATGTGAGCCTCGATGTCATCCGTATCACAAATCACTTGGCCCGTGTTATTTGCCACAATCAAGGAGCCATAGCGGTGCGGGGTGTACAAATCGCCCACAAAACCTATTTGCAGAGAATCCACAGCGTCGTCAGTCATCACCATTGAACCAATGTAAATAAGCTGACGGAGTGCCGTTGCGAGATCAGCCGAATAACCAGTATAGGCTGCTGCCGAACCGCTGGCTGCACCCATGTTACCCGTAGCCGCCGTTGCCGAGGCCGAGGCGTTCCAATAAAAGTCAACAGTGGAACCGTCGGTAGCCGCTGCAACCTGCATTTCGATCGCTGCTACACAGGCATACCGTTCTGCGAACTTCGCACCTAGATCAACCTGTGCAGATTGTGCTGCCGCTGCGTCCGCCAAATTCAAAAGAACTAATTCGCCCGTTGTGGGTGTACTTTCTTGAAGATCGTTGGCTGCTGTTGGACTAAAATCCCCCGCGTGATTAGCAAAGCTAATCTGCTCCGGCGTACCGTCCATTGGTGTTAGTAAATTTTTATTTGCCATGATTATTTTCTTTCTACGTCTTATAGTGTACCACAACAATCTACGGGTTCACAAGCACCCGCCCGAGAGCGAAGCCATCATCACGGCGAGAAGGACGACGATGATGGTTCCGAGGAGCCATATCGCCGTCCAGTAGACCTTGTTGCGCCAGCCGGGCATCAGTCGCCCGTGGAGGTTGTATCAATCACGACTGGCTGGGCTTCCAAAGAAATCAGCCGGGGAATCTTCAAGCCCGCAACCTTCACATCAGCAGACGCCTTCACTTCAAGCTCGATCGGCATACCGACGAGAATCACCTTGTACGTTCCCTGCCACGCACAGCCCGCAAACATCAACATCAAAAACGCCATCAAAATAACAATCAAATTCTTCATGGTACTTCCTTTCATTTGGTATATTGAGACACAACTTGCCATCCCGCCGAGATTACTACGGTAATCGTGACGACGACGGCGTATATTTTAGCCTTCATCACGGCAACCTCTTTGCATGTATTGCCGACATCTTTGGTCATATCTTTGAGAAGTTTTTCATGTCGATTGAGCTTGTCCAGGACCAGCCTCTCGTAGGTGCTCCATCCGTTGCTGTTGCTGTCGTTTGGTGCCATGCTCAAAGTCTAGCACACTCAGTCCGGGACTGCCAGCATTATATTTTTTCGCCGCTCCGCCATTATCCATCCAATCCGAGTGTGAGTTGTTCGATCCCTGCTTTCTCCAAGAGGGCTTGGGCTTGATCTGCCAGCCTAAGTTTTCCAGGATGCTTAGGGCAGTCAGGACAATGCCATGCTATTGCAGCATTTTTCAAAAACTCCACCATCTCCGGGATCGTGTCGGGGTCGGTGATGCCTGCGTCGATACATTTTTCGTAGTACACGTTCATTCTTTTTCTCCTATCACGCGAAGCTGCGAGGGGTCAAGTTTTAATACGGCGGGGTTAGAGGACGTTGCCTACCTTCAATTCTTTCATCATGCGAATACAATTCGCACAGGTTACCTTGTAGATATTATACGTACATTTAAGCACTGTTCTTGGGTTTGCAAACCATACCCCACATACAGTATGGCCCCGCTTCCAAAACAAGTGCCTTTTTGCCATTAAGATTCCAGTCCTCTTTTATAAGTGGTTACCGCCCGTATCTGCATTTCTGCTACGTCGAGCATATCGAATTCGTCCATGTCGTAACGTGTATCAGAGCAATGATTCTTGAAACACGAAGTGAACACGTCCTGCGGAACGTCTCGCTGGATGTTCAACCCACAACAAATAAAACTATCGCCGTCGTCAGCTTGTATCTGACACATTGGCTCACATTCGTCATCAAGGCCACGTAAACATTTTTCAGGTAAGTTTCTTGGCATTGTTAATCCTTAAAAAAGTATGCCCCTATTATCAATCCGAGTGTGAGTTGTTCGATAATCATTTCACGCCTGCTTTCTCCAAGAGGGCTTGGGCTTCTTCGATATCTTTAGCGTCGAGCAGCCCATCCTTGGTCCATGCTGTCTTGCCCGCACAATACTTTATAAACGCCACCATCTCAGGCCACGCCGCCAAGATTTTCGCCAGTTCGTCCGGGTTGGTGATGCCTGCGGTCGTAGCTGCTAAATAATACGGCGTCATTTTACAGATATTCTCGTAGGTGTTATTTATGGTGTCTGCATCAATTTCCATCATTTTCTCCTTGCAACGCGAAGCTGCCGGGGTTAACTGTAGCGGGTGGGACTTGAACCCACACGTTCCGAAGACCAGGGTTTACAGCCCTGTGAGCCAGCCAGTTGCTCAACCGCTACATTCATTACCTCGGGCGGGAGTCGAACCCGCAACACACGGATTTTAAGTCCGTTGACTCTGCCATTGGCCTACCGAGGCTATTACCCGAGGAGGGATTTGAACCCACACTGACCTGATCCTAAATCAGGCGCCTCTGCCGTTGGGCTACTCGGGCGTTAAGTTTTCAATCGGCGAGGTTATTGCTTGTCACGGCACCCCCTAAGTATGGCGACAGCGGCACTTATTGAGTCGTGTACAAGTCCCTCGCTGTCATAGTCACAGTTAGGATTGGATTTTAATGCCGTCGCAATATGAATCGCTGCGTATTCTAATTTGGTGAGACCGCTATACTGTTGTCCGTTCGTTGCAAAAGCATCGTCGAACATCCAAGGTTCAATACTCATTGTTTTTCCTTTCTACGTCCGATAGTCGAATAGGACAGAAGATGTCTTATCGGGCGTACGGTTTCCAATACGTCATCATTGATTCTTGGTGGGCGGTCTGGCCTTCCTGATAAAACGCATTACCCGCATTCGGCAATGTGTTTATCCAATACAACGATGCTGAATGGGCATCCGTAATTCTACGAACCAATATCGATACTTCGTCATCCATCACGATCATTTCATGCATGTGTGGTGGCAATAACACAACTGGTAGTCGTTTCATATCATCCCTCCGCCTTTGCGAGTTCGTCGATAGTCGCCCATAGCTCGCTATGTAATTCCAAAATAGGGTCAGGCCACTCAAGGCTTTTAACGTCACATTGTTTAAGGCGTTCACGTATTTGCTTCACCTTCGCCATCGCGTTCATGGTGGCGGCGATTCGCTTGAGGTAACGCACTTCATCCTTTGCGGGATTGAAGATAGATATTATCACGCCTTCATCATCAGATTGTAATGTCACCCTGTCGGTGCCAACTACCGTCCATTCACTCATCGTTTTCCTCGCTTTTTTAAGCAGTGTTTGCAGGTGACGTTTTTCCAGAGGTGGCTGGATTTGTAAAACCAACCCACTAAGCCGCAAGAATAAACATGGCACCATCTATAGTAGTGCAGTGTTTGTTTATGCACCTTCATCGCTGCTCCTCGGGTTAGGGGTTGCACTCGGATTCTTTAATCCATGTTCGCCCGCATGTTTTACAGATATAGTATGGTGGACCGCTTTCGCCTGCGTCAATATCCGGCAGCTCTGTATCAAACTCGCCGTGAAACAATCGACACCAAACAGCTTTCACGAAAAGAACCACTCTTTCGATTATCGTATAATCACCCATCTTTTTTCCTTTCAATGCAACTAACCAATGTTCTAGGACGTTAAGCTGTCCGGCGGCCTTCCGGCAATACATCGGGAAGTAAAATCTCAGGTAAGTCGCCATCAAACTGAGTGCCTTCTGCTACAGCCATAATCCCCTCGGGCTGACATTCCGTCATATCGTGCTCCGGGTTCTCTTTTGTTAGTTGGGCTTTCCATCGATCATGGGCATGGTTAAAACTCTCCGCGATCACCCATTTGATGTCACCGTCAAACTTTACTTGGTATAAATTCATTCGTTTTCCTTTCTGAATGCAACATAACCAATGTTCTGGGACGTTGGTCTGACTCTGTAACATTATGTTCAAAAAACTTGCAATCGTTTTTCGGGTTCGCACTTGTAATACACCGCTCGCCCACAAATTCTATGTTAAGGCATATATAGCCAGTATCTTCGCCCGCTCTCGTCCTTTGCACGTGAGCACACGTCATACATTGTTCGGAAAAAATTGACATCTCATCTCCAAATTATAGCTACATCTCTCATATCCACATCGCCATCGCCGTCTACATCGTACGCCAAATGTTTCGGGTCCATGTCGCATACCCAGTAAACTTCTATCGCTTCACCCGGCGTGTATTCGTCCGCTGAGGCAGTATCCCACCGCTGCGGATCGCTGGCACGCCAGGCTGAGGATGGATCACCTATGTACCATTTCAAGCAGCCGTGGTACGGGCCGTGGATCGCATCGATGATTCCAGTAGCTAAAGGCGGTTGCGGCGTTGCAGCACAACTCGCCAGTAGTAATAGACACGCGAAGTGTTTCATATCACCTTCTCTATCTCGGACGTTACTTTTCCCACCATTCGATCGGGTTCACTTCTACGCGGCAAACGGGTTCGTCATCTGTAACCAGGCGAAAGGCATACGTGCTCAAACTAAAGGCGTTCCAATTAGAGCCGTCTGCTTCGTCGCTAACAATCTGCTTTTTAACAAACACATAGCCTGGACATCTCATAATTCCAAAAGCATCATTTTGCGACAGCCCGCTAAACATCAATGTTCCGCTACCAGGCTTCTCAATCTTTTTCGTGTTCATCCTACTCCACCGCCTCGTAACGCACCTCGACCTTGTAGATGCGGACGGGGGTGTCGGGTTTGAAAAGCAGAGAACGGAAGCCCTCTACATGCGACCCATCACTACAGTGTGCATAGCCTACACTTGTCTTGTAGAATTCTGGGAGCTTGTGATCTATTCTCGAAAACCAATCGTCCGGCTCCAAATCTCCATACGTCAACTGCTTCGCTTCGGTCAGCGATTTAACTGGTACTAAGTTCATTGTTGGTCCTTTCTTTGTCCAATTCCTTCGCGGCGTGCAGGATCGCAACGTCGCCCTCGCGTTCAACTTGGCCCGCGTACTGTTTGCGGGCAATATCCAGCAACCCGTCAGGTATCCGTCCAGCCATGCCCTCGACGTACAGGAACACGTAGTACGTGCCATTCATCGACTTCAACCATTCCGGCTTATCTTCTGACCACTCATCGTACAGCGAACGCAAACACTCGCTCATGCCCGGCTTGCAATTATGCCACTGGTTTATCAGAGCACCCGCACTCGGAAGGTTGCCAGCGTCGGCCAGATAATCCCCACAGCGTTTCTGATACTTCTTTGCGTACGCCAGTAGTTCGTAAGGTTGAACGCCCAAATCGTTGAACGCTTTGTGCCAGCGACGGCACTGACCTTTGAGTTGGGCCGTATTGAGTTGCGGCCAGATTTCGATCATGGCATCCCAGAGCAGGTCGGGTTTAACCTTCCGCTTTTTCTTTTTATCCGGCTTGCCGTCGAAAAGATTCACCCGTCAAGCTCCTTCTGGGCCGGGCTGCGTTCCTTCTTCTTGGTTTCCTTCTTGGCCATTTTCATCTTCCTTGATTCCAAATAATCGTTCGTATAATCCCTCGATAAAAATTATGTCTTTAGTCTCGTAATTCGGGTACTTCATGTCCCTCAGAACTAAGATTCTAACGAAAGTGGGTTCATCCACGATTTCCTTCGGATGTTCTTTCGCTAACAACGCATATATGTGCCAAACTTTCCACTGTACGATCAAACAGCGTTTGATATAGTGATCGTTTATCATGAGTAATCCTTTACTGTGTGACATATCATCTTCGGTTTCAACTCTCCCCGTAGGACTCGAACCTACCCCCAACGGCTTAACAGGCCGTCGCTCTGCCACTGAGCTAGAGGAGAAATACATCGTTACTCAGGGTCAGGCTTGGGTCAGGGTTCTGTCGGTGATTGCCCCATCCGCTGATTGTGGGTCATTGAGCAACTGTTCTTTATCCGAAGCAGGGTTCCGCATCTTCAACAAAGAAGTAACCACCGCACGGAAAATATAATCTTTCGATTGCTGCTCTTTCGGTAACTCGTGAAACGGAACCATACACGGATGCTCTTTTTTCTCTGAATCTTTAACCGGACCAAGCTTCCACCCGTCAGATAACTTTTCATCCATCCACGATTCGTGAAATTCTTCGACGCTTCGTTCCTTTGCAACGTGGAAATTAACGCCCAACACCGCACTATCTTTCTGCCAAATTTCGGCATCCTCCCACGCAAGCCGTGAGTCATCGCCAATGGATATGCAATAGGCTCGATTTACTTCATGTGCAACTTTTGCGATTTGTTCAGGTGTCATGGTATGTCTTCTCCTTGGGTTGTATTCAAAAAACCGCGTCGCACCGTAGCCGCCACGCAGCGGCCATATTTACGGGAAACGGGATGCGACGCGGCTAGGATATTTGTTATTTTGGCGTCGCGTCGGCGACACACTCGACCGGCTCTTTTGCAGGCGGTTTCCGCTCCGTAGCTTTTTCGTGCTTGCTGAGGTTGGGACGATTGATCCCTTTGTGGACGAATCCCTCCAGCCGCTTGATCGCTTTCGGGCATAAGTCAGCGGTGCCAAGCGGGACAGCGGTGTTAAAGACGAGTTCGCCGTTGTCGTCGATTTCAGTTAATACAATTGAATACTTTTTCACTTCTCTGACTGTGCCAAACACGTCACAGTACGTTACCGGTTTTGTTGCCATTGGTTTGTATCTCCTTCTTGTTTCTGGGTAAGAGTTTCATATGCACGTTCAGCGTGGAGTCCATGACTAAAAAACTCCCTTGCATTCTGTCCATTGTCCATGTCTCGCCGCTAACCGGGCCGATAGTCAGCGTGTTGCCGACTGGGATATTCACTTCCTCTTGGTGATCCTCGAAATCAAGCACGTATGAATCGCCTTTGACACGTTTCATAATGATTTTCTCACCATTCAAAATGCTGATCCGCAACGATCGACCCTCCGCAACGCGAATGCTATACACGAGTGGCACCGTCCTTGGCGCCGTCGCCGTCCGTGGCTGCCTCATGCTGTTTCCCGCAAACTTCTTTGAAAATGCTCTGTGCTGTTGCGTGTTGGCATTTGGTGATTGAGTCCGTGTTGCAGATTGTTTTATACATTTTGCGGGCAAATTCCGCTCTCGGGTAAGTCACCTTCATCCTAAGCAATGCTTGCCCCAACCACACGATAGCTTCGTTAGTCATTTGCTCGTTATTCACACCATCACCTCGCTTTCGGTCAGGAATCTCGACGGGAGCTTGGCTGTACTGCGTACAGCCCGTTGTTGGTTGACGGTCAGTTTCATGATGTCTCCGGTGCGGGTTTCTGTTCGTCCAAGACCATCTGGTCGTATTCTGCTTTCAGCTTATCCCAAGCGTCTTTGGTATCCGATGTTTTTTTCCGGGCAACTTCGCAATCTTTGTAGAGCAGTGGAATTTTCGCGTTAATTGATACCAGTTCGACGGTCAGCCTTTCGACTTGATCGGCGTTCGCGTTTTCCGTGATGATCAGGAAAAGCTCCGTCCACTCCGAATCCACCTTTTTGATGCCTATAAATCCTTCAAGGCTTTTGGCCAAAACCAACGCCCTGCTCCACGGGTCATCCTTTGCACGAAATAAATCGGCATCGAGTCGATCGCGGTCTAAGATGGCGTTGTCGTGATTGCGTTCGATACCTTTCTCGGCGATTGACAGTTCGGCGTATTTCGTACCCACCGCGTTGGCCTCTGCGAGCATCTTGTCTGTGTCAATTTCAATTTTCATTTGTTCATCCTCTTTCATTTGTTCATCCTCAAAACACAAAACGAAATACCCAATGCGAACAGGTAATAAAAACATAGTGCGTACTTACGCTCGTACGCGGCGAGACCCGCAATCACCGCGTAGAAGACCATTAGGATATACATGGTGAATGCGGCGGTCATCACTTCCGCTCCTTGGCTAAAATCTGAACGTCGTAGAGGGTGACGGGGCGAGACGGTGGGGCATCGCCATGCGTATTCCCAGATAGGAGGTAAGTATACCCCTTCTCGTTTTTTATCCGCAATCCACTACCAGGGTTATCCACCCAAATAAAATAATCGCCCAGGATCAAATCACTGTATGGCATTATTGTTGTTTCTTCTTCACCCGGAAACTCCTCAACAAACTTAAGCTCTACGCTCATGGTTTTCTCCTATTCGTATCCCATCTCTGAAAGCGGTATCTCAACCGGCTTGTTTAACATGTTCTGACGCTTCGTTTCGACCAAGGCTAAGAATTTAGGCATCTCTTTATCGAGCGCGGCGAAGACCTCTTTATCTGGTAGGCATCGAACCACGACATTCTTCATTTCGGGCGTTGGGTTGTAGGATACCAAGTCCCACCACGACCTGCCTGTGACCCATAGCGAGCCGTAAACTTGCAAACGGTGTTTCGCTACCAATTTGTCGGGATCGTCGATGTAGACGCCCTGGTTCTCCGCTGAGGGGTTCTTAATCTCGACGCCACCAATCTCGCCGACAAGGCCATCGGGGGAACAGCCGTATCGCTCCTTGTCGTCAGTGATAAATCCTACCGAAGTCGTCTCGGCCATCAGATGAAAACACTGATACCAACTCAATGCTTCGGCTTCTAATTCTTTACCACGCTCCATCCATGCAGACGATCCTGAATTCGACATTTCGCCGGTTACTAATTCGGTAGCCAGTCGAAGCGCGTACGAATTCTGCGACCGAGACGGTTCCAAGTTCTTCGGCTGTATTATCTTGTTGAATTCCGACGCCGATGGTTTGCCACGTTTTACCTCGAACCATTGCGGCGATCCCTGCTTGCAATTATGTACCTTCATTATTCGCATCGCTTTTTAGACCCAGTCGGTACATCGCGTTTTTGAAATTCTCGACGGACATATCGCCCAATTTTTCAACTCCGTAATGTTTCAAAAGTATCGCTTTCGGTGATCCTTTTTGGATTATCATGTCGTTCAAATCGTTGGCCTGATCTTCGGTGATCGTCTGCGCCGGTTTTTGCTCGACTGGTTCCGGCGCGGGCCTCGCCGCATCAGTGTCTTCGTCGCACGAAGTTAACCCGAGTATCGATACGAGCGATTGTCGCTTGGCGTATGTAAGAGCTGCACCATATTTTTGAGCTGCTGAAGAACCTGATGCTGAGTCCGTAGGACATTGAAACGTCGAGACAATACTATGGCCGTCAACGTGGACCAGTCTACATGTGCAGGACAAAACGCCCTTGTCGTTCGTGCTGCTATCCCATGTGTAAGTCAAATCGTTATTACGCAGCGGAGCCTTGATTGTGTTCGCTATACCCGGCAAGTCTGCGTAAGTGTACCCGTAGCCCGATCCGCTCTTGGTTGCTATTTTCGCATCTTTATTTTTGATGATAGCGGGACACTCATCGTGGAATTGCGCGAACGCCCGATTGAAAGCTGCGTGCGCCCTGCGATCTTCGGAACGGTGAACCAAGGCCGCGATGCGTTCCAGCTTCTCCACGTCCACGTCCTTGGACTTGATCGCCATTTCCAGCATGGCGGGGTAGTTGATCTCCTGCTGTACCAGCGGCATCGGCTCGACCTTCGCCAGTTTGGTTTCCTCAGTCATTTTGCTCAATCCTTTCGATCTTAAAAGACCTGATCAATCACTTGCATTAAATAAGCGCCATCAACTTTTTCTCCGTCTTTGGCTCGCAACAAACTCAACATCTGTTCAAAGTAAGCGGAGTCCACGCCTACAAGCTGGTCTTCGAGAACTGATATATCGGTCAAGTCGAGTTGATTTAGTTCCCATGCCATTTTCACAAATTGCCCTGCGTTAATAGTCCAGCCGCGTTTCAGAAATTTGCGTGTACGAATAATCGAACACAGTGGATACTTGGAAGATTCATAACGCAGTTCACGGGCAAGAAGCGCTTCAAGTGCCTTGGGCGGCAAAATCAACTTTCCTGTCTTGGCATCCCACGAACATGTGCAATGAATGAAATCATAATTTTCGTGAATTTCTTCAGCGCTGCCATAGAAACGAATTACCAACTGCATCTTGTGTGAAAGCGAAATCGCGTTAGTAGATAAAAATACGGGGCGATACTTTGGTTTACCCTGATCGGCTTTTGCCGCTTCTTGAGCGTCCTTAGTGACATCTTCGACGAACTGCGCCGACTCGGCATCACCATCAAACTGTTCAAAGTATTGATAATCGTCATTGCCTGACTCCGAAGCAATGCCTGCGGATTTTACTACGATCTTTACTCGTCCATCTTCCATCACGGCTTCGATATCAACTTCTCGATCGCTGTTTTTATATCGAGTTGGCGGATTTTCCTTGAATTGTTCGACATAGTATTTCGCTACCAGGTGCGCCGTGTTGCAATTCTTAAAGTAAACATCGTAGTCGTTGACGGGTTCCCCTAACAACATCGACGATATGGCTCCGCCTGTAATCAGGGTGTTTTCTTTGACTATTTTCTGCAATCCTTCACTTTTGATCGACGATACCCAGTCATCGAACTTCTTACGCAAGACTGATTTAATCGTTTTCGCTTTCATCCTCAATCCTTCTTTCTTTCGCGTCGTTATCCACCCGCCAACACTTTTGCGGGTATCTGTTTATGTTCTACACGTCCGTGGATACCCAAGTGAACATACCAGCATTCGCTGGAGCAAAAATATCGCTTGCGGTTGTTTATGGTCATAACAAATATGTCGCCGCACTGATTGCAGATGAAAGAATTACGCCTAATGGTGGTTTTGTTTAAGCACATCGTAGAACAATGTATCTTCCCTACCCCACAATCCGATACTAAAACCTTGCCGCACTCTTTACAGGCAGTAACAATTTTAGCGTTGGGTTTACAGCTTCGGTCGGGCATAGCTAACCCAGCCTCGACCGCTTCTGCCCGTACCTGCCTAACCCGCTCCCTTGAGATATTGTGTATTGCACCTATCTGCTTGTAGGTCAACTCGCAATCTTGCAGGTTCGCGATGATGGTGAAATTTCTTTGATGTAAAATGCTACTAGGCTTTCTTCCACGCTCAAGGAGTGGGTAAGAAACATCATTTTCACGGCACGCCATACGAACTGAACAGATTGTCAGGCCATACATTTTGGCTACTTGTTCAACTGTAGACCCGTTGGCTACCATTCGACTCATTGTTAGTCGTCGTTTTTTCAAGTCTTCTCGTGTGGCCATGATTCCGTTCTCAATAATTTTGCGTCGTTATCCCGCTGCTCCGTCTTCATGGAGTCAACGTGCTGATCGTAAAGCCTTTCCATCCACGGTGACTCTGTCGTGCAGTTGGCACACAGCTTCACGTCGCCGCCGTCGAAGCTGTAGGAATTAGTTTCCACAAGCTGCGAGCACCCGTCGCACACGCCGGGCATGTCGTGAAGCACTGCGTCCATGCGGCTGACGGTTTCGTTTAACTCGTCCATCGTCACGACGCAGTTCCTTCCTGTGCTTCGTGGCAGGCTTTTAGTATAGAGGTCGCTACACGCAAAACATCCTCCGCAATAAAATCAGGTTCGGACGATTCGTGGCGTCGAATAATCTCACCTGCAACCTTCCCCGCCATCTTCTCCAGCTTGGTGAAGCCGACAGGGTCTCGCGTATCTCCGCTTCCTACTGGGTTCGCCGGTTGTCGCATGTATTCTTCAAATTTCAAGACGCACTTCCTTTCTCGGATTCGATGTCAGCGAGCAGACGTTCCGCTTCAAGCTGATCGAATCCCTTAACTTCCTTCATTTCCAGAAAGTCGTGTTTCTCGCGGAGTCGTTCTTTCGCTTCCAGCGAGAGGGGAACGAACGCCTCGTTGATTCTCAAATACAGTGCCGATTCGCCTATCATGATTTTCCTCTCTAACTGTTTATTTTCTCTCGCCACAACCGGCGAAACTCTTCGCGGTCGGGTTTGTCGTTATCTAACCAAAACTGTACCGACGCCTTGTACCATCTCAATTTACGGCTTGCCATCGACGCCAGCGGTGGAAGTTGTCCGCGATATTGCATATTGCTGATTTCCTCGGTAGTCACTCCGAGCAGCTTGGCGAAGTGCGTCGGGTTCAGCTTGTCGGGTAGCGAATGCACGACGCACCTCGCAGGTCTGATATAGCGTTGTCGAGATTTGCAAAATCGATACAGTGTGCTTCTCTGATTTGTTCGGTGATAGCAAGCAACCGCTCGACCTTGGCTGGTTCGTAGAGTTTGTCGTTCAATGCTTCGCCGCTACATTTAATACACAGCAACATGTGACTTGTCACAACATCGGCTTCTTGGATGTAGCCTACAAGAACCCAATCACCAGCTTGGAGGGCTTTGCTGCAATTGCCACAGTGTATTACGGCCTGATTTGCCTGGCTTTTTGATTTTGATTTGCTCATTGACACGCCTCCAGCGTATACTGTCTTGTGAAATTGGGGTTAGTCGATTATTTTATATTCTCGGCTAAGAACTCAACAACGTGCATGGTCGGCTTGTAAGACTCGATCATGTGATTGACCACGCAGGGAACGCCAATAAGGAAAAAAAACAAGGCCACCCCATAACAGCTTAGCATGGCGATTTTGGGCGGGTTCATTCCGTCCGCGGTTTTTATATGGCGAGCGAACACGCCGCCTAAAACAGTTAATACGATCACGAAAGACCCGTAGCCAAGCGAAGCTAGTATCGCTGCTGCAATTTCTGCCGTAGCTGCTTCTTGCACCATTACATCAAAGCTGTTCATTGCGTGCTGGCCAACGTCATACAGTAATGCAATTATTGTTTCCATGATAATTATCCTTTCTCGTCAGGCTCGTGCTCAGCCCCGTCACTGCATCCAACGTCCTCACTCGGTTTCCAGCCGAGTTGCTTCGCAAGACTCACCACAGCGAAACGAACCGCTCCACCGTAGCCGTCTGCGTGTCCTTCGTTGACCGCGTGGGGTTTCAGATAATCTAGCGGTCCTACTGGCATGTTCGACACGTTGATCGTAGTTGTTTTTGGTTCGCTCATAACTTTCTTCTTCAAACTACGAAAATCATCGGCGTACGTCAAGGGAATTCTATAATAAATCTCTAAGGGATTCGTGTACGATCATAAGCCTTTGCGGGGTAAGGGGTTACGTGTCGCCGTCGTATTCTTCGATGATGATTTCCAGCTGCGTTTTAATCGGTCGCTTGTTGTCTTTGGCGATCTTCGTGAGTTTTTCGTACGCTTTCGGGTCGATGTTGACCGCGTTGGTGCTGCGTTTCGGGTGCATCGCCGTCTTGTTTTTGATTGCCGGCACGGTATTTTCTCCTGTATTTGCAGTGTCCGGGGTAATGGTTTCGACTTTCCAGCCTTTCCCCGAGCGCTTCATAATTAGTAAATCGGCTGGTCCGTACTTCTTCCACAGCTTGCGAACCCGTTTGAAGTCGGGAGTCTCGTATCCTTTGATTTCCTCGTAGCCGATCACGATACGGCCATCGACGATGTAACTGACCATGAAATCGACAACGGTATGGAAGTCTTCGCCGAGTGGGATTTCCACTTGCCGATCCCAGCCAGCAATGATCTTGCCGCACAGCAATAAATCCAGCTCAGTCGCGCGGAACGCTTCCGCTTTGGAATGGTACACGGTCCCGTCGAACGTACGCTCGTCTTTCGGCGCTACTCCGTATTTGTGTTTGCGCATGTGTCCCCTTCCTTCTCAAGCTTTTCGGTTTGGTGCCTCTCCATGAATCCCGCCAACGCAACGAATGCCAGGTTCCCTACAGCGGCATCAAGGTCGTCGTCGTTAGTTTGCATTTTGCGCGCCCTGCAAATGATTGCCGTCAGCTCAAGAGGAAAGCTTCCGTGCTCATCGATCGCGTCTAGGTATTCCGATATCATTTCGTAGCCCTCTTCTTTGTGGCGGTCGGCCTTGGCCAGCATTTTGACGAAATCTAGATGTGACTGCATGATTACGTTCCTTCCTTCTTGATTTTTCCTGTTTGACGTGTACACTCAAAACGTCAATCCTTCTTGGTTTTGGCAGCTCGCCGACACCCGCCGTCGGCGGGCGCTTTTTTTACTTCGATATAACTTCGTTGCGTTCGTTGACCCGCTCGCCCTTGCAGGGCTTGCAGCGGCCCTTGTAGTCCTTCGCAAGCGGAATCGGTGAGCGTGGTATGGCCTTACATGTATCGGTCCAGCGTATCATGCACTTCTCACACACCGGCCATTTAGGTTGTTTCGTTGTCATGGTTTCGCATCCTTCAGGTCGGCGATGATTGCATGTAAATCGCTAGCAATGTGAACAGCTTCGTTGATATTCTCTAATCTTGCATGCAATTGTTCGAGGTCAGGAATAGGGTCGTACGCGGGCTTGGCTGCAAGTATCATCTCGGCTTGGCCTATTTGTTTTTCCAGTTCGTCTGCCGCTTTTGTGTATCCGAGATCACGAATGTTTAGCAGTGTGCATTTCATCGAGGTGATGATGGGGCCAATATCATCGTATCCGCAAGTGCAAGGGTATTTGAATGCTGCATTTATATGGCAGGCCGTATGACCGACGTTGTATCGCTTTTCTAAGGCATCCAACAGCCTCTCCACCTTCGCCGGGTCGTACGCGGGCTTGGCTGTAGTAAGGGCGGACTCGGCTTCACGTAGCTCTTTTTCTAGGCCCGCCATTACTGTTTCACGGTTCATAATCCCACATCCAGCAGCAATGTTTCGGAACCGATGGGCAAGCCGCAACGCTTTCATCACGCCCACGTTCTCGGGCTTGCGGTTGTGGTCGCGGACGATTTTATCGATCAACTCTTTAGAGGACGTCCGTACATCCAGGCTTCTATGAGGCTCTATACCATGTTCTTTTATGATATGGTCCCCGCCTAGAAGCTTATAAGCGTACCACTCCCCCGCTTCGCTGGCAGGGTCGAAGGCTTTGAGGTAGGCGACGAGTCGGGTAACATCAACGCCTTCCTTAACGTATAAGTGGCCACACAGGGCGAATGATGGGCATCCAACGACTTTGATGCACGTTGATTTTAATATCGTAAATGCGTCTGGAGGCTCTATCTCAGCCGTTATCGGGTTGCTCATGGTTTTCATCCTTTCCTACATCTGTTGCAGAATCAGGATATTCACACTGATACGAATTGATGTAGTTGGCTATGTCTTCTGCGATGTTTGAGGGTACAAATAGCGAGCCAGTATCTACGATCTTGTCCGGATTCACACCCTTTAACGATGCAATGCGCAACATTGTTTTTTCACCAACCGTATCATGCACTTCTACTTTTAACGGATTAACTTTAGACATTTTCATCTCCTTGTTCGTTTTTTCGATTTCCGGTATGATACCGGCGTCCATTCGAGTGGCCTGCGTCGATTCGTCGGCGCGGGCTTTATTTATAAACCTATCGCCTTGCTTATCGCAGGAGTGAATCCTCCGCCGTCTTTCACACGCTCACAAATACGATCCATGACAGGCTTTTCCTCGCTCAATAATTTATTGAATACTTCGCGGTCGCCGCCACCTATTGCATCAGCACCAGGTGACGGGAGAAACCTGTACCATCTGCATAATTGTAATTGATCCGCAGATTCAACCGATTCCATGCTTGGATAACTCATAATATCCCTTTCAAATAGTCGTCAACGATCGACAGGATCAGCAGCACGACGCCGATGATCCCAACGATCCACTTGAATTTACGTGTCTGGTGTTCGATGATTTGTTGCTGGTTCATTGAATCACGTCCGGGCCTACGCCGACGTGTCGAGGGCGACGATGGCAACTCAAAGTTTTTACGGCCTTCTGATTCCAAGGTGGCCTCTGGTCAATATGCACAAACTTCTTCATTTCCACTTCGGCATCCGCAAGGCACCAGCACTCGCCTGTGTTAGAGTTTCCGCTATGATTGTAAAAATCATCTCGGCACCCACTGCAATACTTTTTTCGTTTTTGATCCTTTGTCATCCGATCACTCCTAATTCCCGCTTCACCTGTTCTAGCTCCTCACGAGTCTTGCAGGCGAGTATTTTTTTCGTTTCCTCAGTTAAGCCGCTCATAAGCGAGTGCATCCTGTACAGCCAGTAAGCCGACGACACCACTACGCCGAGTATGAACCATCCGATATATATCATCCAATCACTCCTAAATATATGCCCACTATTGTCAAAACAGCCAACCCGGCACCAGCCAGGCAGCAACACGCGACGACTAACCCGTTTTCCCTCACCGCTTCGTCGAAGCAACCGTCCGGTAATTCTACCCCTTCATTAACGCAACTAGGACACAGCCCTAGCCAAGTCCACGATAATCCGCCGTTGTCGGCTTGCAGGTAATCCCATCCAAGGCCCGCCGCTTCATGCCGGCTACCGATGCCGTCGCCGTTGTCGCAGTGGATACAGGATAGGACGAACGGTCCGTCGATTAGATTGTATTTCTCGTCGATCATGATTTAGCCTCAGTTAATCAATTTTTGTAACGTGCCATCAAGCCCGATCGATTGACCAGAGCACGTACGACCCCACCAGTACCCGTAATCGTTATCAAGGACAGGCTCACCGATCCCGCGAAGACGTTCGCACAAGTAACGAGTGACACGCCACCACTCCAAAACCTCTTGCGGGTTTTCGCTGGCGGTATCCTGAGCGTGATCGGTCCAGGCGCCGATGTTGTCATGTTCGTCAATGGTGATATTTTCGTACTCATTGATAAACTTGAAGCAATCTTCGGCCGTCCAGTCGTCGCCGACAGGATCAATCTGCGGGCAGGCGTTCTCTATTTCATCGAAAGTGAACCCCTCGATAGGAGACGGGAATTCCATACTCATTAGCTTATCTACAAGGCAAGAATCACAGCAGAGGATGTCATTCTCGATGATCCGTTCAACAGCCGCGTCAGTCTCTTTCGTTTTCGTTGTCATTGTAACATTTCTCCATTATCTATAGCCTGTAGAATCGCTCGCATGTTATTACGTTTGTCTTTTGCGAGCCTGATATATTTCTCGATGGGTTGACCGTTCAACCCCTCGCGCGTCGCAATCTCACGAGCACGTTCCGCGAACGCTTGCGCAAGGTTCGTCGATGCCAATGGCAAGACGCTACAGCGCGATAGCAGCGGATGCGCGTCGATATGATCATCGAATAACTTGTCTTGCCCGGCTTTGGTGGTCGTGAAAATAAACACGACATGATCCGGTAAATCTTCGAGCAAAACCAGCAATTTACGAATTACATCCGATCGCAAACCATGCGCTTCATTGACGATATACGCGCGTCCGATCTTGCTACCCATCCCAAACATGTACATCGACGCTTCGATTTCACGAAGTCTGGGGATGGATAATTCGCCAGCGTCTATTTCGACCGTGCAAAATGGATCGGCAATTTCGGCGGCGATCAACCGGGCGATCGTTGTCTTACCTTGACCGGATAATCCAGCGATCCAAAAGCAGCGCCCGCCCAGACCGCGCGTAGTCAACCCGCGGATTTTCGATACGATTTTGTCTTGGCCGATAACCTCATCGAATGTCGATGGCCTGTATTTTTCGGTGAGTTTCACGATGTCACCATTGCATCCGTCTGCGATACACGGAATAGACAAGCGTTATGGCGTCTCGCCGAAGTATGATCCTCTTGCAGACGCTTGACGATCGCATCTGGGCGCCCTTTGATTTTCATCGGTATCCAGACAGTACAGCGTACCGATTTTTCACCCTTGCGAACCTGACGCTTGAGCGCTTGCCATGCATCATAGGTATAAACATTCTGATCGGGCGAACATGTTCGGATGTCTTGCTCTGGGATGCCGCGAAGACCGAATTCAGCCACTACGGGTAAATCGTTTGAATTCGGCTTGCATCGACTACCCCGATCAAGCGCATCATTGTTACGGTCTGCGCGTTCCGTTTCGGTGAGTTTTCGACGGGGTTTCGTTGCTGTTTGCATCTTGATACTCCTATTCAATAGGTCAACCGATTCGATCGGTCTACTACACTCTACAATACTCTATCGGGATTGTCGGGCGATGGCATGAATTAAGCTGCGCGATGGACGATAAACACTACGAATATAGGGATATAAATAAATAAAGATTTATTCGAGACGTGGTAAGATGGGTTGTGTCGTGTCCGATAACGAGTCAGCCAACAAGAAAACACTGATAACTGTTTATCAGTGTTTTTGTCTTGAACGGCAGTGTTTTAGTTCAGCCCAGCACTTAGCACAGACAGTGTGAGAGAATCCGTTCCGATTGCTACCCGTGCGGTAATACCCGATGACATCCCCAGCGTTGATTACATGCTCGCCGTCGGTAGTCTCGCAGTCAGTAGCGACTGATGTATGCTTCGCGGTAATCTGGTAATAATCGGTGAGTGTCGTTGACATGGAGATGATTTGTACCCGATGGATTGAATCTGTCAAGAATATGGAGTACACTTGAGGCATGGAAACGATAACCGCAAAACTCCGAACCGTTGCACAATGGCCAGCCTGCGAGACCTGCAAGCGTAGGTATTCTGACTCAAATACCAATATCCCAAGAGGGTACAAGCGCGAGTATTCCGGTATCTGCAAACCCTGCAAGACCAAACAAACGCTTGAAATTCCAATTCAGGACAACAAGGTCCAGAACAACACAAAACGCTCACGCATACGCCAGGTGAGAGTTATTCGGACCTATTGACGGATGCCCACGACTTGTTACCGTGGGGACGGCGGCGGCAAACAAATCATCATCGCAATGATGATAAATCCTTATCCGTCGTATCACACCGATGTAAACTCCGCCGAAAACACCTGTAAAACCTACGCAAACAACAACGAAACACACCTGCAGAATGTATCGTATACTCAATCCATGAAGATATTCATACTCACAATCGTAATCACAATCGCACTCTGGAGCTGATCCGATCAAAGACCCTCAAGCATCCGATCGATCAACCACGCTCAACGATACGACGCTATGACGTCCTTAGCGGGATGAACTGAGTACAGCATCCGGGAGCCAAGAAATCAATATACACTTCATCATAATCGTCAGCCTTACAGCTCGCTTCAACCCCGTTTACAACCGCTTTACGTGACAAGATAGGCAATGTGGAATACAGGGAACGAGAGCGACGGATAGCTTTTGAACGTCTGTTGAACCCAACGCGCGACCAATGGTGTGACTATCAATCCCTCAGAGCGTAGAAAACACCGATCAAGCCTGTAATTGATCATGATTATGACCGTATCGTCGATTCAAGGCTGTAATCGCACTATTCAACGTCCCATATTATAGATTATGTTGCATTCGATACCTTCGGGGGTCCCTGGGCGATTCAATCCCCAACCGACCCCCAAGCCGTTTCACCGCGTTACTATAGATGTACCCCCCTCTGGCTTGACGAAGAAATCTGACGGAGAATCTGACAATCGGGTATTGGGTAAGTCCTTGCGGTTAAGCGTCTTTCTTACCGTTGCCGTCTCGGAACCTGACAAGGAATCCTCCGCCTTCGGAGGAGTTTTGAGAATAACGGGTTCCCAGATTGGTTCCCAAGTACTTCCCAGAAGGTTCCGATATGTTGTATACTTTCGATTGAAAGCGAGGTTTTATGATTAAGCATGTGTGCGATGTTTGTGGAAAAGAGATTGGTCCAGAGAATACTGCTTTTCCGATGGGGGGCGTAAACCTTTCAGAAGGCGTTAATGGCCATACTGGCGTTCTTGACGTGTGTATTGGTTGTCGGTCGATAATCCAGGGTAGGAACGAGACCTTTTTCGAGTCTGTGTTCAATATCCTCCGTAACGGCATGAAGTCGCAGTTGTAGCGTTTGCTATCTGGCGTGATGTGGTAGAGTATTGATTGATCCCGTAGCTCAATAGGTAGAGCATCCATCAAGCGGTGGCGGTTGTCAGTTCGAGTCTGGCCGGGTTCTTTGTTTGATAAAGGAGCTTGACATGAGATATTTTCTATGCGTACTGTTTTTGTTTGCGGGTTGCGGTAGCGATCCTGCCGGGCTGTTCGCTCTGGGGCATGTGCTTCAAGAGCAGCGATTGGATGATTTACAGGAGCAGATTGATGAGATCGAGCTTGCACCGGGTCTGCAAGGAGAGCAGGGTCCAAAGGGAGATACGGGTGATCAGGGAGCGGCTGGTGAGGAAGAGGGTGCGATTGCGAGGCATTATCCCAAGCCGCCCAAGTGCCGGAAAATCCTGATTTGCCATCGCGGGACTACTATTGAGATTTGTGCTTCGGCGAAAATCGCCCACAAGAATCACGGCGGCGATTACGAAGGCGTTTGCGACTGATGGCGGTTTGCGGGTGTAGTTCAATTGGCAGAACATCGGTTTTTGAGGCCGGAGGTTGCGTGTTCGACTCGCGTCACCCGTAGTGAGTAATCGTAGAGCGTGGGTTCCCCAGAGAGGTTGACAACGCGATCGAGACCGCGAGGTTGAATTACATGGAAAAAAGGTTGGCGGTGCTCAATGAAACGTAGAGCGTTCCTGCAATCGATTGTTCTCGGGCTTGGGACCGTTCTGGCGATGGCTTACGCTCCGGGTTGCCTGGCTGCGATTGAGCCGGTGGAGGCTAGCTGTTTTTTTGAAATGAGCATGTGGTGGGACATCGACAAAAAAGAGCTGTGGACTAGAGATTTGCCCGACGGAACATGGAAAAAGAGTGATACTGGTCCACCTGGGGCCACATTTACCAATTATGGATTTTTCAAGGGATTGGCCGGATGAAATACACATGCTCGAAAGGAATAGATGATGTTCAGCTGGAATATGAATGACTTCACGCTTTGGCTGTTTTCGATGTACCTGTTCATTATGAGTCTGCTCGGGTATGAGATCGGGGGGATCGCTGGTGGCTGATTTAACCGCAGAGGCGCTGGTCTACTTTGTCGAATTCGTCGATCTGGAGTCCAAAGACGGCAAGAGCGAGGTATGGCAAACACTCCAACGCCTCTCAGGGGGAAAATACGCCAATCGGACCGAAGCCTACGAAAAGGGTCGTGATTATTACAGGTCCACAGGCATATCCATGCAGAACGCTTACGCGACCATGCTCCTGGATATTGCGGCGGAATTACCGGACTCTGAGGAGTATCTGGATAAAATCGAATCTTTGCGTCCGGCGGATCACGGCGACAATGATATTGATGACAGTGTTGAAATGGAGGCCGAGGAGAGGGTTGAGGCTGTCGTAGAGAAGCGGGCCGCTGTTGCGGACATCGATAAAGTGGTTCGTGAGATCACGAAGGCCAAGACGCTCAATATGGCCAAGACGGTCGTGTGGGTAACTTCGCACTTGCAAACGAAGCCGGAGTTGATAGATT